TCTGCCGCAGTATTTCCACCCAACGTAGCTTTGCAAGCTCAGTAGCTAGTATCTCTTTTTCTCCTTGAGACATGTTAGCAAAATCTAAGTCTACCATCGCTTCATCACACATTAATTCAAACTTATCTTCGATATTTCCCTCAGTCTCAGGCACACTCATTTTGGTTCTCCACAAAAGGATCAATGTAAATAAGGTGAGGGGAGGGGGAATTGAACCCCCTGCTTGGCACACTTGAAACGTCCGCTTTCGCAGCCCTATGCCATGCCTTATTCAAGTTATACAGCATTCGCTTAACCAAACCCCTCAGAAGAATTGAACCATTAGCATATACGTCCAGCACCCGTCAAGTGTTTTTTTAATCTGTACAGGATAGAGTGGCGCACTCGGCAGGACTCGAACCTGCAACCTACAGATTAGAAGTCTGTTGTTCTATCCAGTTGAACTACGAGTGCTTGACAAGTCTTCTTCATTGTCTACAATTTCTGTAACAACCCAACGACCTCTATCAGCTACATGGGGAAACCGCTTAATCCAGCTTCTAGGATAGTTTCCTAATTCAGTTTCATAGAACCATTCCCACTGCAACACTTTGCCATCTTGCCTTTTTGACACTTCTGGCTTTGGTCTCCGGGCTATACGTTTACGCATGTTTTACTGCTCCCGTTTCAATATTATAGTACACAAGCTCAACACCTAATCTCTTTTGTAAGGGTGTAAGTTGTCTGTGTATCATTGTACCGGGTCTCCAGTTAGCCCTCTTAGAGCGGAACGACATGCTTTTTACTTCTACTAACTTCTTATCCAGTGTCTCAGGGTGTATGGCAACAATATCAACAGGTCCAGTGTTGTTTGTTTCATTATACACAAAGTAGCCCTTATCTACATAATATCTCATAACCCCTAGTTTAGACTGTATGGCCTTCTTCTGCTTCCTATTCATCATGTTTATGCGCCCCCAGTGTGGTAAGTGTGTTGTGTGGTACTGAACTTATAGTTCTCACTTTTTTTACAGGGTTCACATATATACAGGTTCTTTTCAAGAAGCATCTCTTTTCTACAGGATAAACATTTTCTTTTCCTGAAATGCTCCTGTTTAATTTTTTTACGTTCAATATGCAGGGGCTTAACTATTACTATGTTTTCTAGGGCTTTAACCTGTTCCTTTATAATATCTTGTTTATCTACAAGATACTTATTTCTATTCCAGATACCAATGACTATATTTTTTGTCATTTCTCTTTTGTTTACCATAAGAAACTCTGAGCCTAGTTCCTTTGTTATCTGTCGGGCAGACAGACCATCCTTGTATCTCAGGTCAAGAACCTTCTTTACAAACTCCTTGGAGTGTACAGCGGCCATTAATCTAGTAACCCATCAAGGTTTAAAAAGGAATCGCCAGCCAGCCCAATAGGTTGTTCTATCTCAGCATAAATATGTTTTATACTATCTACAGTTATAGAGTTTAAAGTTTCGATATTAATATTTCTATAGCCCTCAGACTTAAGATCATACACGGGCAACATGGAAGTGTTTGTGTTACAATTTACACCCTTCTTAAGATGTTTCTTTACATTAAGGCGTGCGTTCATTTTACGTACTGTACCATCCTGTTTAACAAACTCTGCTGTAAAGATTTTATTCTGAACAGTTGCCTCGACAACCCGCCTCATCGTTTCGGGGTTTGACAATCTCGGAGAGTAAATTGTAATCATGGGATTTCCCGTTTATTGCTAAGGGTATTAGCCTAACACAAAAGTTTTTTAGCGTCAAGCGAAAGTTTCTGTTGACACAACAAATATGCCGTGATATGAGATATGGTTATCGTCTCCCGGAACTCTAGAGATATATTAATATGAATAATATAATTAAAGATTATATATATGCTATAGATATACCTATAGGGACTTCTGTTAGATTAGATTGTCCATTGTGTAGTGGAACTAAAACCTTATCCGTTACTGGTTTTATAGACAGTATAAAGTATTATTGTTTTCATGCTGACTGTACAAAGGGGGGTGTTATTAAAGAGGGGCTAACAGAGACATCATTTACAATAGTGGAAGACATATTAAAGCCTGTTTTATCTGCGGGGTTAAATGCTGAAAAACAGGGTTGGAGAAAGTATGATTGTCCTGCTACCTTTACTAGATACCTATTACAAAATGGATGTACTCACGCACTAGAGAATAATCTAGCAGACATACGCTATGATTATAGAAGGGATAGGGCAGTATTTGTAATAAAAGAAAACAATAAGATAGTTGATGCTGCGGGTAGGTTTATAGGAAGCGGTGATTTCTCTGGACCTAAGTGGTATAGGTATGCTGACAGTGGCATACCCTTTTCTTGTGGTACTTCTAACCATGCAGTTGTTGTAGAAGACTGCGCGTCCGCTTGTTCTGTATCATCTTTTGCAACGGGCGTTGCTCTCTTGGGAACGAGCCTGTCTGAGACGGCTATTGACATTCTTTCAGATTTCAGTATGGTGACGGTTGCGTTGGATAAAGACGCTACAACTAAGTCCATTGATATGGTTTCAAGACTGAAGTGGGAGATTGATAATGTAAATATGGTTGTACTAGAAAGAGATCTAAAGAGGTTGGATGTTGAAGATTCAAAAAGGGTTTTAGGTATAGATGATTGACAGATCGGTACTTGTTGCGTGTCTGAGTAAAGAAAATTATAACCGAGTAGCCAGCTTAATAAAGAAAGAATACTTCCCAAAAGAAGTAGCAACAATAATTGAAACACTGTCACACCTACATAAAAATTATGAGGGTGATCTTACTGTAGATGATTTGTCACTTGGACACCAAGCCAAGTACCCTGCTTTACCTGAAGCCACTGCTGAAAAGGTAGGCAGAGAGATTGACAAGCTACGGCTAACAAAAGTAAATACCGAACTAGTAGCTGATGTCTTACATGCTTTTTGGAAAAGAACAAAAGCAAAGGAGATAGGAGAACAGGCTCTTGGAATATTTGTTGGTAAATCTAGTGATACTAATTCTCTTTTCAATTCTGTAGAAGAGCTAAAGAATAATGACATAAAACAGTCACAGACTTACTCTGTTTTAAAAGAGGGTATTGAAACTTCTCTTGAGGAGTTCGAGCGCGACCCTGAGTTTAGTTTCCCCACGCAGCTAAGAGATTATGTACCGGGCATTGACAGACAAAACTTTGGTGTAATCTTTGCAAGACCTGAAGTAGGTAAAACATCCTTTGCAGCTTGGTTAGCAGGTTGGTATGTTAAGAATAAGTTTAGGGTTGCCTACTGGGGTAATGAAGAGCCTGTTAGGAAGACTAGGATGCGGGTGGCTAAATCCATTACAGAAATGTCCAAGCTGGAAGTACTTACTAATAAAGAGAAGTTTATAACAGAATATAAAGAACTTGCTCTACCCTACATAAACTTTATGGATTGTGTTGGCACCTCTGTACAAGAGATAGAGGACTACTGTATGCGCAATGAAGTTGACATTGTAATAATAGATCAGCTAGACAAAATTAGGATTGATGGAGAGTTCTCTCGCGGCGATGAGCGACTAAAGGAGCTATACTGTAGGTCCAGAGAGCTTGCAAAGAGAAACAATGTAGCGGTCTGGGCCATATCACAGGCTTCTTATGAGGCCCACGGTAGAGAGACTATTGACTACTCTATGTTGGACGGATCAAAAACAGGTAAGGCTGGTGAGGCTGATATCATTATTGGTATAGGCATAGCAGAACATGAAGAGTTCAGAACTATTAAGTTCTCAAAGAATAAGATTAATGGTTGGCACGGCTCTGTAGTCCTGCGTAGAGATGGCGATAGGGATATTTTCTCATGATTACAACCATTGATATAGAAACTACAATGAACTTTAATTCAAAGACTGTATCATCTCCCTTCTTTGGCAATCAGATAGTGTTTGTTGGAGCGGTGGGTGTAATACCCGGATCATACTCTGAGGAGATAGAGGTATGGCTACACCATGATGCTATACCTGCAACAAAAGGTGGTGTAGAGAAGCTACAGTCTACTTTAAATAATACAAGCTGTCTTGTAGGACACAACTTAAAATTTGATTTACAGTGGTTAAGAGCATGTGGCTTTACCTATGATGGTCCGCTGTTTGATACAATGATAGCTGAGTACCTTCTTGCTCGCGGCAATAAGATCAGTCTTAGCCTTGCTGCTTGCTGTACTAGGAGAGGGCTTTCAGAAAAGAGAAGCGATCTCACCGCAGAGTACATAAAGAACAAAGTATCCTATGAGAGTATGCCACCCCATGTAGTTAATCAGTACTGTATGAATGATGTTAGAATAACAAAACAATTAGCCGACATACAGATAGAGGAGTTTGGCAGACCTTGGAGTCATTATATTACCAGCCTACTTGAAGGAGTCCCCCATGCAAAATGTGCTTGATCTGTCAATGGGTATGCTAGACGCTCTTATTGATATAGAGAGCGCAGGTATTAAGATTTCTAATGAAAAGCTTTCCAAGATTAAACTGCAGTATCAGAACGAATATAATAGTTTGTACAACGATCTTATGGCTATTGCGGAACGTGTTATGGGTGATAGCCCTATTAACCTTGACAGCCCTGATGATCGTAGCATACTACTATATTCCCGCAAAGTAGGGGACAAGGCTACTTGGAAAAGTACTTTTAATATTGGTACTGAGATCAGGAACAACACCAAGAAGCAAAAGAATAAAACTAAAATGCACAGATCAGCCTTTGGTGCGCTTGTTAAAGAGCTAGCACCCGTGGTATATAAAACATCTGGTATGTCCTGCTCACACTGTAATGGTAGAGGCTCCTTTTACTACACAATAAAATCAGGTGAGAGAAGCAAGAACAAAAAGAACTGTAGCCGCTGTAACGGGGTGGGTATCCTGTATAGGAATCTTAAGGAACCAGCCGGTCTTAGGATAATACCCAGAGGGCCAGAAGACACTGCTGCTGGTGGCTTCAAGACAGACAAAGACACTTTAGTACAAATAAGACTGGATTTAGAAGGTGATGCGAGGGAGTTTGTGGACAAATACATGAGATATTCCATGATCAGAACCTATCTGAATACCTTCGTGGATAGCTTGGAGAAGTATCAAGATGATAGGGGTTATATTCATCCTCAGTTTAATCAGTGCGTCACTGCTACTGGAAGATTGTCGTCAAGTAGACCAAACTTTCAAAATATGCCGCGCGGAAACACATTCCCTGCAAGAGAGGCAATTGTTTCTAGGCATAGTGGTGGCTACATTCTAGAGGGAGACTATTCTCAGCTAGAGTTCAGGGTCGCAGGGTTCCTGTCAAAAGACCCCGTGATCTATGAAGAGGTCACTGCCGGGTATGACGTACACTCATACACAGCGAGCATCATGGGAGTGTCTAGGCAGGATGCCAAGGCGCATACCTTCAAGCCCCTGTACGGGGGTGTGCTTGGCACTAACAGAGAGATGGCTTACTATTCAGCCTTTAGAAATAAGTATCAGGCTGTATCTAAGTGGCATGAAAGACTTCAAGATGAGGCTGTTAATACAAAGAAGGTTGTACTACCTTCTGGCAGAGAGTACTCCTTTCCCTACGCAAAGTATACAAGAAGGGGTACTGCGGTCGGTGCTACAGCTATTAAAAACTATCCCGTTCAAGGATTTGCAACGGCTGACCTATTGCCATTAGCCCTTATACGGCTACATAAGAGCTTAAAGGCAGTTACCAAACCTAAGCTCTTGAGTAAGATAATAAACACAGTACACGATTCTATTGTCATGGATGTTCATCCTGACGAAAAAGATCAGATGATTAATTTAATGAAGGAGTCTATGCTATGTATACCTAAAGAATGTCACGCGAAGTTTGGTGTTGACTTTGATATGCCTATTGATATAGAATTAAAGATCGGCCATGATTGGCTAAACCTACAGGAGATCAAATTAGATGAGCGCAGTAATGAAGATTGAAGAGTTTAACGAAGATAACCTAGCAAAAATGGCAGCTATGATTGGTCAGACAGATCATAGTAAGGCTGCTGTAGGACTGCCCCGGCTAGCCATTGAACAGCAAAACGAAACTAAAGAGGGGGATGTTCTACCCAAGGGTTCTTTCCGATTGCGTATGGGTGATCAGTCTATATATGCTAAAGAGATTGAAGCCCGCCTGTTCATTCGCTACTACTCTTATGATCTGTGGAACAATGATAACCCTGAACTATCCGTTCGTACCGTGCTAGCTCCATCGCTTAGTGATGACTTCCCTGATACGAGCGGTGGTAATAAGTGTGGTAAGCTCTCTAAGGATGAGGTAGCTAGCCTATCTTCTAACTCTATTGAACACGCAAAGCAGAAGAGTATTAAATGTACTCAGGTTATCTATGGTGTCATTACTTCTGCTGAAGGCGCTAAGACTGTTGATGGTGAAGGCGTGGATATTAAAGATACTCCCTTTATCTGGGCAGCACGAGGCTCTGCTTTCATGCCTGTTGCAAACCATATCCGAGAGGTTCCCTCTAACAAGATTATGTTTGCACAGAAAGCAAAGATTAATACTAAGCGTAACGTGAATGGTAGTGTTATCTACTACTCACCTGTTTTTGATAAGCCGAAATCTGTTAAGGTTGGAGAGAAGGACATTGAACTTCTTAACGGGTTTATGGAAGACATTGAAAAGTGGAATACTAAAGTAGTTAAAGAGTATTCTGAACGTAAGGAAACTGTGCTGGCTCGTGATGAACTAGACGTGGCAAACGAGCTAGAGTCAGTCGCAGTCTGATGACTTCAATGCTGCTACATAAAGTACAGCATTTCCTTGAGAAAGCGTCGAGGGGTGAAGGCGAAGGTCTTCCCCCTCATCTCATTGATGAGTTTAAGGAGATGTGCGGCGCTGCTATCCAAAGGCAGTTTGACAGGAAGTCTGAATACCGTGTACGTATGTCCGGTGTCGGTAAGCCCCTGTGCCAACAAAAGATGTCAATCCGTGAGGACAGGGAAGAAGATGTAGACTATACTCTTGTTATGAAATTTCTGTTTGGTGATATCATAGAAGCTATAGCTGTTACTGTGCTTAAAGCTTCAGGTGTAGCTATACAGGGAGAACAAGAAGCAGTTAACCTTGACATTGGTGGCACAAATCTAAGAGGTACTTACGATGTAAAGATAAACAATAAGATATATGACATAAAGAGCGCAGCGCCCGGATCTTTCTCTATGAAGTTTGCTGCTAACCGAGGCTACAATAACATTAAGAAGGATGATGTGTTCGGCTATGTTCCACAAGGGTATCTGTACTCAGAAGCTGCTGGCTGTAGCTTTGGTGGGTGGATAGCTATTAATAAATCTACTGGTGAGTGGGCTGTTTGTGAAGCCCCCTTAATTCAGGATGAAGATAGAAAAGAAGCCTTGGCACTAGCAGATAGTAACATACGAGAAGTGCTAAACAATCCAACCATTGACAAATGTTTTACAGATTCTATAGAGACTTATAAAGATAAGGAAACGGGTTCTGTTAAGAAAACAGGAAACCGCCTTATGGACAGAACGTGTGGTTACTGTGGATTTAAGAAGTACTGTTGGCCTGACGCGGCTTACAAGATGTCAGCAACATCCAAGGCTAAGACAAAGCCTAGAGTATGGTATACAAAGCACGTAAAGGATGAAGTGTAATGCCTCTGTTTGTGACTAACAGGGTAACAGACTTTGAAACCATGCACAATCCAGCGGCGGTTTTTGTATACTTTGATACGGTTAAGGGGGATTGTTTTGGTGCAGATAATACCGTTATTAAGTCTCTTAGTGATAACAATAAACAGCAAATAATATATAGAAAGAATATGTCTTTTGAAGGGGCTTTCTCAAAAGAAGAGTTTAATACTATTGGCAGAAATAGTATATCTTCTAACTTTGATTCCCTTCGTTCACACATAAAAAAGGGAAGACTTGTTGTGTTTCCTGTAGTGCCTTTCTCATTAGCAAAGAGCTTATCTAGTAAACTAGCATCTGAGTATATGGACAAGAGATTTATGGAGTTGGTAAATACCACAGTAGCATGAGATTTAGATCAAAATTTGAAGCCGAGGTTGCTATGTCTTTAAACCGGAGGGGTGTTGATTTTGAGTTCGAGCCTGATAAAATTCCTTATCAGCGTGAACCCAGTGTATACATACCTGACTTTTATATACCAAGTAAGGACATGTACATTGAAGTTAAGGGTAGATTGATACAACAAGATAGAGTTAAGCACCTTCTTGTTAAAAAACAAAACCCTGACTTTGAGGTTAAGTTCTTTTTTGCTAACGGCAATAAGAAGATATATAAAGGGTCAAAGACTAGCCACGCTGATTGGGCGGAACGTCACGGATTTGAGTGGGCAGATAAAAAATTACCTGCGGAGTGGTTTGATGACTGATGATGATGACGGTTTTATTTTTACTATTGGTAACGAGCTAAGTGATGAAGACTCTTTAATAGATGAGGCTATGAGAAATAGGATATCCGAGGAAACATTTTTTCTCTCCCCTGACAGGCTTTATATAGTTTTTGATCCCGTGTCCGTTGACAAGGTGACAGTTCGTGCCTATGATACCTCTGACGCTGGCGAGGTCAATGCTGCTCACATCCTTCAGCAGGGAATGCTTAGTCTTCTTGAGTCAGACTACGATTACCTGATGCAGCTAGGGCATGAGGCTACTTTAAATAGCATAGAAGAAGAACAGTCTAAAGAGAACCGCAAGAAAGTGTCTGTTGATGATCTTTACGACAATGTAATAAGAGTTAAATTTAGCGAGGATAACTGATGCCCGACGAAATAAAATACCTTAAACAAAGTGGTGTACTTAACGAACTGAAGGAAGCTGTTAATAGCCCTTCCCACTACACAAAAACGGGTACAGAGACTATTGATATACTCAAAGAGTCTCTTACAGAAGAAGAATTTAGCGGGTATTTAAAAGGAAACATCTTAAAGTATGTTTGCCGGTATAAGCACAAGGGGATGCCTCTCCAAGACCTGATGAAATCTCAATGGTATCTAGACAGGTTAATTAAGGAACAAAGAAGCAATGGCAAGTAATTATTTTCCAACAGATTACCAAGAATTTATCCACCTGTCCCGCTACGCTAGGTGGTTAGGTGACAGACGGGAAGCTTGGCCTGAAACAGTGGCTAGGTACTTTAATTTTATGGAGTCTCATTTAAAAGAGAACCACAATCACGTAATCCCTAACAGGAAAGAACTAGAAGAAGCTGTACTTAGCCTTCAGATAATGCCTTCTATGAGAGCTTTGATGACTTCAGGGCTAGCTCTAGAACGGGATAACACTTCTGGGTATAACTGTTCTTACGTGCCTATTGACTCTCCTCGTTCCTTCGATGAGATATTGTACGTACTTATGTGTGGTACAGGGGTGGGATTCTCTGCAGAGCGCCAATATACAGATAAACTCCCTGTTGTTAATGAACAGTTTGAAGATACCGAAACAACTATCATTGTACAGGATAGTAAGGCTGGGTGGGCTAGGGCGCTGCGAGAGCTAATCGCGTGCCTCTACGCTGGTCATGTGCCAGAATGGGACTTATCGCGCCTACGCCCTGCTGGAGCGCGTTTAAAGACGTTTGGGGGTAGGTCGTCTGGCCCCGCCCCTCTTGATGACTTGTTGAAGTTTACCGTGACCCTATTTAAATCTGCTGCCGGTAGAAAGTTATCTACAATAGAATGTCACGATCTTGTTTGTAAGATTGCAAGTGTTATTGTTGTGGGGGGTGTTAGGAGATCCGCTCTTATATCCCTATCTGATCTTAACTCTAACAGGATGCGCGTGGCTAAGTCAGGGGAGTGGTTTAGAGAATATCCGTACAGAGGGTTAGCTAATAACTCTGCAGTGTATGAGAATCGTCCTGATATGAATACGTTTCTAAAAGAATGGTACTCACTATATGAGTCAAAGTCTGGAGAGAGGGGTATATTTAATCGTGGGTCAGCACAGAATAAAGTGGCTGGTATTGGTCGTCGTGATCCTGATCATGTATTTGGAACTAACCCTTGCTCAGAGATTATTTTACGACCCTATCAATTCTGTAATCTTACAGAAGTAGTTGTTAGGGCTGAAGACACTCTTTCAAGCCTTGCAAAAAAGGTAGGGTTAGCAACGCAGCTTGGAACTTATCAAGCGTCGTTAACAGACTTTAAATATCTTAGAAAGATATGGAAGGACAATACAGAAGAAGAGCGATTGCTTGGTGTTAGTCTTACAGGCATTTTAGATAACCACGTATTATCAACAGTGGATGATACTCTACCCGCTGTCTTAATTGGGTTAAAAGAAATAGCAGTTAAGAGCAATGCTAAACTAGCCAAGGAGATTGGCATAAACCAGTCTACGGCTATTACCTGTGTAAAGCCTTCCGGCACAGTTTCTCAGTTAGTGGATAGTGCCTCTGGTATTCACCCCCGTCATAGTGAGTACTATGTACGTACTGTTCGTGGAGACAATAAAGATCCACTAACTCAGTTTATGATACAATGTGGTATTCCTAGCGAACCTGCTATAGGTAATGAAGATAATATGACAGTGTTTTCCTTTCCTGTAAAAGCGCCAAAGGGTGCACTTACAAGGGAAAACCTTACTGCAATTAATCATCTTGAGCTTTGGAAAATATATGCAGAGTGTTGGTGTGAGCATAAGCCCTCTATCACTGTCTCTGTAAAAGAAGAGGAGTGGTTAGAGGTAGGCTCTTGGGTATATGAAAACTTTGATCAAATCTCCGGCGTTTCTTTTCTGCCCTATTCGGATCACACATACCAGCAAGCACCCTATACGGAGTGTAGTCAGGAAAATTATAATGACCTATTGACAAAGATGCCCGATCTGATAAATTGGGATGACTTGAGAAAGATGGAAGTAGAAGACACCACCACCGGCTCTCAGGAGCTAAGTTGCACAGGTGATGTTTGTGAAGTTGTTGATATAGGAGTTTAAGATATGAATAAGATTGTTCTATCAGTAGTGGGTATTGCTGCCTTCACTATGACCGTTGCTGCAGCAGCTATACCTAGTGACTGTGGTTATGATTCTGATGGTAATTTTCGTCTAGGGAATGGACAGGTAGCTTCCCACTCTACATGGGAACATGCTGCGGCGTGTGCTCATAAAGGTATTCTGCCACCCATTGTCGCAGAACGTCTAGGGCGTTGGGGTACTCTAGGAGAAAGGGTTGAGGCTAATTACCTTCGCTCAGTGAACACCCGAATCCAAGAGGAGAAGAGAAAAAGAGAAGTTGAAGTACAACCTCTTCCTCTTATTAAATAATGATACACGAAGTTCAGATAACCGGGGACATGCGCCGACTAGCTGAACGCAAGGCTACTATCTTGGGGGAGCTAAATAACTCTATAGAGAGGGGCGCGGGTTCTCAGTCTGGATACTTGGGGGAGATGATAGTTGTAAGCGTTCTGGGTGGCTCTCACGAAAACACCTTCGACTACGATGTTGCTCTTGAAGACGGAACAACAATTGATGTAAAAACTAAAAGAGTATCTTCTCCCCCAAAAGATTACTATGCTTGCTCAGTTGCTAAGTTTAATGCCAAACAGAAGTGTGACTCGTATGCTTTTGTCAGAATTATGAATAATATGTCTGTTGGCTGGTACTTAGGAAAGATAGACAAAGATAAGTTCTTCAGCCTCTCCACTGAACATGTACGAGGTGAAACTGATCCAGATAACGGTTTTGTTTTTAGAGCAGACTGTTACAACTTGCCAATAGCCCTGCTAGAGTAAGACAATGACTAAAAAACCTGACGCCCTTTTATATAAGATGTCCGTTTCTATTACAACGGGTGGTCACATAGCCTTGGATTTTGAGGGACCGCCTTCAGCTAAAGATATTGAAAGTATTTTTGATAGCTGGAATCCTGACTTTGAACACACAAAAAAAATAGTCTCGCTGGTAAATTACCTACGAGACTATAGTGATCAACAGTACAGGGACTTAAAAGGAGTTATTTACTAGGGGTTTTTACAACCTCTTTTGGCGTTACCGCCTTTTCATAGTAGATAATCAATTCCTTTTGCTGTTGAATAAACCTTTTTAGTTCCGACATATTCAAGGCAAGTGTTTCGTAGTCTCTTACACTTATTGCGTAGAATAAAAAGTCACCATTTTCTTTTGAGAATCTTTCTTTAAATTCTTGAAAGTTATTCTCATTGACAACATAGAAGTATAGCCCATTCATGTCCACAGGTCGCGGACGATTTTGAATGGGTATTTTTCTTTCTACTTCTACCGTCTTAACCTCTAACGGCATGATCTTTTTAAAGGTACTACAACCACTACTTAATAGTAGGAGCGGGGGCAGCACCAGAAATAATTTCCAGTGACCTAAGCAATTTCTTAGTTCCATTGTTTATTTTCTTTTCTACTAATTTAGGTTTCTTAAGGCTAAGAGCCGCCAGATTATGCTTTCTTAATTTATTTATAAGAACATCTCTATAACTATTAGCCTTATCTAGTCTGGCGTTAAGATCTTTGGTCAACGCGGCAAACTTTTCCCTGTCTTCTATCATCGTGTTGATGGTTTGGTCCTGTAGTTTTTTGGCTACTTTAAGTTTTGCGCCATTCTCTGTAAGCACTTGGATACGTTCTTGTGTATCTTTATAGTAGTAGTAAGCACCATATCCTGCACTCCCTACAAACCCAAGGACTAATATTAAAAGATATACCTTTAGCATCACTTACCCTTTGACATATAAGCTGTCATCCCCATGTAAGCGCCACAAACGGAAGCCATTCCTATATAGAATAACCCAAATAGATCGGCTAATGCTTTAATCCGAGTATCTGGAAATATAGGCAGGAATACGAGAGCAGTAAAGATTAGCATAGATACCATAGCCACCCATGCCATTTTCTTCTGGGCGTCCATCTTATCTCGTTTTTCAATTGCTTCAAGAGTTTTAATCTCCTGATCGCTAACGATACCATCCCCGTCTAGGTCTAGCTCGTTAAACTCACTATCCTGTTGTAGTGTTTTCTGTTCATCTGCCATAGGGTTCCCCCTTTTTATTGTTTAAGTTTGTTTTTAGCTTTTATAATGTTCATACCAAACAGATTGATTGTGGTAAGGATACCCTGTACCGTTTTGTTGTCTGATTCATTGGGGGTAATGGCTGCAAAGATGGAAAACCCTCCAAACACTGCAAGGGCTAACACTACGATTGTAATAATAAATTCCACGTCTATCTCCTTAAGTTATCTAATTCAAGTTCACGAATTTGGGTTTTAGTATTTTCCTTGGTCTTCATATTTTCGTGGTAGCCAAGCCCATTGATTAAGGCCGTAAACAGATTCGGATCATACTTTCTGATAGTATCACCCTCTGTTTCAATAATATCAATTACAACATCAACCATCTTGGGATCGTTAAGTATTCTTGATAGGGCTTGAGCCTTTTTCTTTCTAAAGCTAAGAAGGGCAACTTCTGTTGCCACATACTTAGGGCTAATGACGCCACGCGCTACACTGTAGGTACGAGACAGCAGTGACTCAATTGACAGCCCCTTTGGAGCCGTCACGGAGATACCTGCATCCTTCAGCCGCGCTGCGTTATCCCTGTTCTGAACCATCAGGAACTGAGCCATTCTAGTTAGAGCAGTAAACTTATCATCTCCTATAACCCCTCTAACTCTTTCAGACACATCTTTGTCTAAAACAAGGGAGTACAAAGACTCATGGTCAAAGTCGCGCAGCATTTGACCTTCTCTTGCCTCTCGCATTCTGCCGTATGAGGCGCGAGAGATAGATTCTATTGTGAGGTCTGATACTAGCTCTTTCACTTCTTTTTCATCAACACCCATTTCCTTGGCTATCTTTGGAAAAAGGTCATCCATTCTGCTCTGACCCTGCGGATTCAGTATGAAGAACCTTAAGAAGCGGTCGTAGTCATTTACTTCACTAGCGCCCTGCTGTTCCGCACCAAACTTACCCATGTTTTTTAAGAAGTTTTCTCTTAGACTAACCTGACGCGATACAGCGTCGGCTGCTCTTTTAACTTCTTTTTCTACAACACCTTCAGCATTTTTCAGTATTTCTTTTCCACCAAAGAAGGTATCGACGGCTATATTATACTGGACAACCCTGTCCAGATCAATAAGCCCTTCTTCTTCCAGCCTCCTAAGAGCGGGGCTACGGATGAACTTGCCCCCAACTGATCTAGCCCGTGCGGCTAACCGCCCTTCTACTAACTTCTCAGCATCTCCTAGTTTACCTTGAGAGGGTATTAGATCTCCCGCATCCAGCATAGTCTTTGAGTCAACGATATTTCTTGCAAGAAGATCATTCATTAAATTACGAACGATGGTGATATCCTCACCGATAAGCTCATACGTTCCTTTTTCCTCTGAAAACGTACCAAACGTCTTTTTTATATGGTTTACAACATCAGCCCCTACTTGGCTATCGCCTGAAACAATTTTATCCATATCAATCCATTTAACGGGATCAACTTTATAGGATTTAGTATTAGTGTTATAGTGATCCACATTATAGCCTATTGGATTACCGTCTATATCTCTGTACCGCACAATAACATTGTCAATATAATTTTTCTTTGCATCCCTAATGGCTATGCCCGCTGGGCCATCTTCAGGAACCTGATTAATTATTGTTCTGGACAGGTTATTCATTTTCATAGAGAGTTCTCTGTTGCTTATTTGCTTGGCTTTTCTAGAGAATTCAGAGGAGTAAAACTGAATGTCGCTTACAGTTGCAGTAATCTTAAGGTCGGGTAGCCCTAGCTCTTCCGACATTATTTTAGCAATTTTAAATACATCAAAGTCGTTAAGCTCATCTCCCACTTCACCCTTATACTGCTCGTTAAAGAAGGTCTTTATCTGACTATAGTTTAAGTCCTCTATAGCAGCAATAGCATCTTCTGTTTCCCCGGCGTCCCTCAATGACTGTTTAAACTCTGTTACGATAGCATCCTTTAGCTCTGGGCTAGACTCAAGGGCCTTTATTACGCTTGTTTGACCCTCCTCGTTTGAAAAAGCCTCCAGACGCGCCGCATTGTTTAATTTTTTGCCCATAAGAACCTGCTGTATTCTGGCCTTTCTGGTTCTGGCAATTACATCGTCGGCTGTTCCATATAGATCATCTAACCAATCTGTAATATCAATAGCATCACCATACTGAGAGAGGGCTTCAAACCTAGCGTTTGCTTTGGCGGTGATATCCGCTTTAATGTTTCTCGCATATTGGGCTAGATTATTAGCAGCCTCTTCAGCATTTAGCTGATATTTTTTAGGATTAAGATAGGCATTAAGAAAACCAACCAGATTAGTCTCTACTTCAGTAGCAGCCTGATCCGCTGTGTCAATCTGACGAGAAGCCACTCTTCCAAGGTTAGGAATTGCCCCCTCTTTAAGTATCCTGCCCGCCTCATCCTTTGGATAGGTAACATCATCCAATAAGCGAGCTTTCATAAGCTGCTCTATCAATCTAGTAAGGGTTTCCTTATCCTCTATGCTTTTTGTGACCATAGGATCAGCAACTAAATCAAGAATCTCTTGGACAAGACCGTCTATCTGCTGCCTATCCTGCCCTAACTGTTCTGTCTGTCTAGCCGATACAGTCTGCATGGATTTAACGAAGGAGTTGAACCTGCTGTTCTGAACCCCTGCATCTCCTGCAGCACCGGCTAATTGATCTACCAACCCTCTAAGCTCTTCAAATTGTTTTTCTATGTTTCTTTCATTGCCCAGAAGGATTTCTAAATTCTTATCTATCCCCTTTATGCCTTTAGCCATGTCTAGTTTATTATAGCTACTAGTTATGGCATCTCGCATCATCATAAGAGGAATGATTCCAGTAGCCTTACCCATAGTCACTTCTAAAAGTTCCGGGTCTACCCCAGCGGCTCCAAGGTCAACTCTAATATCATTAAGCAACTTTAGCTGCGAATAAACGCCTTCTCTGTCCTCTTGAGGCAAGGCTCTAATAAAAGTAGCAAAGTCATTCATTGCTTTTTGTTCTTGTTTGGTAAGATTAGAGATCTTAGGAATAATTCCTTTTTGAGCAAGCGCTCTGACCTGATCATCATTCAAGGCCCCTACAAAACTGCCTAAGCTAACAATCAAAGAGCCTACACCTTTGCCCGCACCGCTAGCAAACTTATACATTGAAGTAAATGCAATAGAGGAACCAAATCCTCCACCAAGCGCTCCGAACAAAGCCCCAAAGTCTTCGCCATACATATTGCCCCCTATCGTTGCGCCAAGAACAGCCCCTACTTCTGTAGCGGGTATTTCCAGTAGCTCTTTAGGAATGGAGTTTACACGATTGCTTCTAGCTACGGATAGCGCAGCAGATTCACGGGCGATTAATGCTTTATCCTTTGAGCTTTTTGCAAGGGATAATTTCTCTTTGGCACTGCTTATAGCAGCATTATTCTTTACAAGAGTCTTATAAATAGGCTTCTGCTTCATAGTGAGGACAGAACCAACTCTCTTGCCATACATAGCCCTACGCATACCAGATAGTCCTAAATAGCTAGCCAGAGAGAAGGTAGCGTCATTCATCATTTTCAGGGTGGCTTCTCTTATGTCATCGTCGGTAGCCTGTAAGATATCCTTTCCCATAATCTTTTCTGCTCTTGCAACTACCTTCTTACTGCCTCGCGTAAGAAATTTAATACCCGCAGCAGTGCCACCAACAATTTCTGGAACAGCCCGTACTGCTTGTTCTGCTAGAGAAGCCTCTGGACGCCAATACGCGGTAATTTCGTCCGCTTCTCGTGCAGATATCGTCCCTGCCTGTCCGGCCAACCTGTCAATAACCCCTTTAACAAACTCTCCCTCATTCTTTAGCTCTGGAGAATCTTTGAAAACTTTATAAGCTGTAGATAGATAGCTTTCAAACCAATTGTCTTTTTTTCTTAGCTTAGTGTAGTATTTTACGTATTTTTCTTTATCATAAGTCTTTTGAGGTTTTGTAAGCAAAGTTTCAGTAGCAACCGTTCCTGAATCTAGACCAAGGGGAACAGCAATAGTATTAGCCACACCAACGATATTATCTACAAAGAACTTACCGATAGAAAAAGTTGTGCGGGCCAAACCAAGAGTGTTCTCTTCACCCGGAAGTCTTTCAACGGCCTGTTCAATGTCTTCAGATCTTCTTCTAAGCTGGTTTTGATTTACTAACGATGGTGTGCCGCCCGTTTCTGCCGCCTGTTTACCAAAAGATCTAAGAAGCCCCTGAGCGATATCCGCCACATCTCTTGCGTCTTCACTAGTAGTGGTCTTTTCAATATTCTGTACTATTTTATCTTGATTTCCAATAGGATTAAAAACTTCTGTGTTATCATTATCGTCTGTTTCGACGGAAGGTACCGTATTTGGATTGTATACTTCGATTCCCATGGGTTAACCCCCCATTCCAAATAGCTTGCCAATTTCTTTGACAAATTTTGACCGGCCCATTCTTTCATCTAAATCATCTCGGCTTCCGGCGGGCAATCCATTCGGTGCTGCTGATGCTTTTGGAGCAGTAGCGGCAGACGTGTTATTCGTTAATTCTGGCCCTTCTGATAGACTTACAACTACCTCTCTTTTTTCGTTAATAATTGTAGTTAAAACCCTTGTCTCAATCTTGCCCGTAATAAGGTTAAAAACCATGGGCATTCTCTGTATAGCAGCCTTATTAATTCTCTCGCGTTCTTCAATGTGCGCTTTGTTATTAGGTTCACCAAATTTGTTAACCGCGTTCGTTAGTAGATCCATCACATCCGCATTTACTACAAATTTTCTGTTAAGTATTTTACCGGGGCTTATAGTACTGTTATCTGAGGAACTAAGAACTTTTTCTATTCCGTCCGCGTATGCTCCCGCGTTGAAAATAGAGCCGTTTTTTACCTCGGATATCTTAGCTGCTGCAGCTACAATAGCAGTGGGATTGTTAGTTCTTATATTATCGGGCGATTCAACATTTGCCTGATTGGCAACGCTATTTGCCTGATCGTCAAAGTTATCTTGAGTTAAACCGGAATCAAATAAGCTAGCCGCATTTATAACAGAAGTGTACATATCCGCATTTAAGTCATTTCTGTCTAATATTCCATATATTTCAGCTTTAGTAATTGATGAAGTAATTAAACCTTTTATAAATTTTACATTTTGTAGTCTGGATTCTACGGTACCAGCTCTAGTTCTAAACATTTTCAACGCACGATCAATATCGGTGTCTGATATAGTACGACCACCTGTACCCCCTTGCAAAATTCCTGTAATCTGATAAGCAAATGTAAGTTCTAACATTTCAAGTTTTGCAGCAGCAAGAGATTTTATATTGTTTTCGCTTTTTTTGTTCTTTTGATAGTTAACATTTGCTGATAAAAGGTTGCCCTTAGCCACTTCCATCATAAGCAAAGCTTTTTTACTGACGCTATCAATCGTTTTTCCGCCCTCGCCCTTCATGCGGCTTCTACCGTAGCCCCTATCTCTCAATATACTGCTTAAAACCTCACCACCGTCTTTAATAAACTGTGGAACAGTCATTCTCATAACTTGTGCAGTTTGAATCCAACTACCACCAGCCGTTGATTCATTGATCCCAATAATAATTGCGTCTGCAACTTTAAGGGCTGCTTTAGCTACTTCCCCCACCTCCTTTATCGTGGAAATTCGTTTAGCTACTTGCCCCTTATTAATAGTCGAAAATGTTTTAGGTTGAGGCTCCGCACCATCTAAATGCTTGCCAGCCATTCGCCTACCAAAAATAGAAACAAACTGCCTAAAACCCGCTACATCTATTGTATTTGGCTTTTCTGGGTCTGTCGATAAAAATCCGTTGTTTGGATCCTGCAAATATGCTAGCGCTGCTGTTTTTTGTCTGCTATTAGGGCCAGTAGACGCGGAGATAGCACTCATTAAATTTGGATTAGCAGCGGCATTAATATAAATTTGATTTGTTATCCTGTCTGTACCTGCGTCCTTTAAAGATTTAAACATAGCTCTTTGTGCGTCAACATCTGTTACACCTAAATTTACATTTGCAAATGCTAAACTTGCGGCTTTAACATTTTTATATTTAGTAGTGTTATCTACTAATTTACCCGCTTCTAATGAAGAACTGTTTACGTTTGGGGGGGGAGGGGTGTCGCGCATTGAGGCCGGGTCTCTACTAAATTGTCTAGCAAGACTGTCTAGTTCTGGTGATTTTGTCATTTTAAGAACATGTTTAAGGTACGAAAAAGGGACATTCTGGGGAAGTTCTCCCCTGTAGTCTTTCCCAAAGGAATTTGCCTGAGAAAATACTCCCTGACCTCTTCTTACAATAGAAAGTGCTTCAAAAACTCGCGCCCTTAACATATCTCCTGTGTTTGCATCATTCAACGCCCGTTTGAAACCGTCAGGATTGGCCTGTGTCGCGGTAAAAAGATTTTGAGCTTCTTGATCTGCATCGGTGTCCCTTCTGTATTCAAAGTTAACGGGCTTTTTATCACCACCACCACCACCAAAAGAGTTAAATTTTCCTCTTCGAGTGCCAGCCCGATTAATGTTCGCCACATTGGTAGCTCTGGTGTCCGCTCGTTTTGCAAGCTCATACTGTGTTTGACGCTGAAACTCAAGATCTTCCTGTCTCTGATCTCTTGCTTCGTCTCTTAGATCTTTTGCAGCCCCAGCCGCATCGTATTTATCAATTTGCTTTCCAATGGAGTCTAGCGCCCCTGTAGCAAAAGACATAAAAGGCGATACCATTATACTAATTCCTCTTCCTGCATTTCCATAAAGTTAGAGTCTTCAATCATAGGGACTTCTTTTTCTTCAGAAAACTCATCCATAGGCTCTTCTCCCTCTTCATCAATTTCTCCGTCTAACAAAAGATCTGTTGCATACATAATTTTATTGTACATGTCCGGTCTATTTTGTTTCATTATAGCCATAACTTTTTCTTCAGGAATACGGTCATTTTCTTTTTGTTCTTCAGGGTCAACATTAAATATGGTTGCAGGTATACTATTTTCTAATGCCAGACCCATAAAGTGCATAGTTACAGGCATTTTTAATATTTCAGACATGTCTGGAGTCCAGTACCCTTCTGTAAATCCTGTAAAAGTAACAGTATTGGTAATGGCCTCAATAGGGACACCAGCCAGCATTAATCTCAAAAAATTCTCTTCTACTTCCGGCTTTTCAACGCGGCTAACAATCCACTCCATAGCCTCTTCCGGGTTAGAATACTCAGCGGGTTTTTCCCACCGCCACGTATCAGGAGCGTCCGTTAGAGAATGGCCCGGTGGAGGCGCATTAAATTTATCAAGCGCATCTATGCTGCCCTTTTCTGGTAGCCGAGATTTCTCTATTTCAGGATCGCGATAATACGGGTCAGGGTTTAAAGCCATTGTTTTTCCTTTATGCTACCTTCGTTGTTCTGTCTGAAGATATCTTTAGCTGGTTTAGTGCACCCGGACCGGGGAGGTCAATGGTCTGCCCCCGTGGCCCTGATGGACTTTGTAAGTTTGCTAGTGCGTCTCGACCCGCAGCCATGTTCTGGTTCTTTAAATAATCTGCGCCACTTTGCGCCCTACTAGATTGTGCAATCACTGCTTCTGTAGCTTTTCTTGCTCCTGTCATTTGATTGGCTCTTCCCGTTCCCGGTGTTCCCGATTTAGCCTGACCGGAGGTTCTTTTCCCGCCCCCTTCTTTATCCTTACCCGCCGCCGCCGCAGCAAACTCTTGTACAAACTTAAGAGCTTTTGGGGTTATACCCAAGTATTTAGCAATATTAAATACATAGTCTTGTGCCATTTTAAATGGTGAGCGCTCGTCTTCTTCTTCGAGAAACGTAGCATCTGCAAAAGCACCTAAATCAGTATCGCTTCCCCAATCACCGGGTTCATAACCGCTATATGGATTATCTGCTGGAGAACTATCTGGAATTGTAAGAAAAGAGTAATCTATATTGCCGTACCCTGAATAGTCTTCATCTATCATGTCCCCTCCCCCTGAATAGTCTTCATCTATCCTTGCAGACATGCCCCCTCCCCCAGTATAAGAGTAATCTCCGTAGTCTTCCTCAGTATAACCCCAATCATCAAATTCCTCGTATAGATGTTTTGTCATTATTTAGCTCCCAACACGCCAAAGACGCCTTTAATAACTGTGTTACCTAAAGAGCTATAAAATTGATTCTCTTGATCTATTTCATATTGCTCTGCATTAAAATCTTGCTGTTGTGCAAGTATGGCTACACTGTGCGCTCTCTGCGCTGCATTTTCAGTAATCTGTACCATCCAACTAGCCTCGTCTCTATACCGCTGCCACAACTTATCTAGATTGGCTTGTGTGGTTCCTAGCAAGTTAAGAGCATTTGTTCTGTTTACTTCATTTTGCTGTGATGTATTCTGTGTGTTTATCTGTCTGCGCCACGCAGTATTTGCTTGAGATATTTGCGCCTCGTTGGTAACATTAAACCTTTCCCGCGCATCATTTACCTTTGCGTAATATCTATCAGAAGCGTTGGTCTGGTCAGTATTAAATTGATCCATAGCTGCTGTACGGCTAGAGTTAGCATTTTGAACTTGTGTCTCTAACTCAGTAAAAAACTGATCCACCTGAATCTGGGACTTAGCATTAAATTGCCTAGAAGCATTTTCCTGTGCCTGATCCGTGAAAAGTTTTTGATATTGAGACTGCAAGTCAATTGTTTTTAGCTGCTGGTCATTTGTAAGGTTCTGCGTGTCCATCTGTAAAAAAGTACGGGCGTTATTAACCGCTGCTTGAGTTCGCACATCAAGGTTAGCTTTGTCCATTGCCGCATAGGTAACGGCATTCTGTAGTGCGGCTTGTTGTTTATTATTTAAATTCTGTATTTGAATAGCTGCGTACTTGTTAGCATCCGCTGCCGCAATCGGAATACCTGACTCCATTAAGGATTGTGTAATAGCTGCAGCGGCCATAGAGGATGATCCTAGCCCCCTCTGAGCCATCATCGCCCCTACATTACGTACAGCCGGTGCTGCCCATGCTGGAGTAGGCTTACCTTCCTCAAATGATTTAAATAGTTCTCCTATTTGAAACTGTACAGTAGCTCGTTCATCCAGTTCCCCTGTTTGAGCCTGTACTATAGCTTCTTGAGACACCGCGCCTATAACATCACCTATAAGCGACTGTGTAGAGGGCTGTCCCTGTGCAGCAGCAAATTCAGGAGTACCTTCTTCTACAAAAGATTGATACGTAGCTGCTGCTGTACGTTCTGGGATAGGCAACTCTAACCCCGTTGTAGGGGCCTGTACTACATTTGAAGGTACGGGCGCTACAGTAGAGTATGGACTACTGAGATCACCTTCCTGTATAGTATAAGGACTAAAGGGTATTTCTGTACCCGGAACAAGAGAAGGTGCGGGATTTTTCTGTACACCTGACTGTTGGGCAACTTCGCCTATAATATTTCCTTGAAGGTTTTGCGGCGTAAATTGAGAAGCTTGCACCTGATCTACAAGTGTTTCCTGCTGTGGGTTGGGAGGCGGCGTGGGTTCATTAAAGCTACCTGACTTCTGCCAGCCCGGACCCATTTCTTTGACGGGGCCAGCTTGGTAATGCTGACCTGTAGAGGGGTTGTAATAGTCATAAGTTACTGCTGACACTGGCTCGCCACTACCAAAGTCTACAAAGCCGGGGGGTAAATCCGTTACAGATGTATAAGTGTCTGCCGGAGCCTCGTCGACATAGCCGGGATCCCCCGGATATATTCTCTGCGGACCGCTACCCGCTGTGTATACACTATTTTCAACCATGTCTTATTCCTTATCCATATCCCTAAACAAGTCTTGAGCCTGTTCATTACTTTCATATTCTGCTACTTTTTGGGTGGAAACTAAGAGGTGTGCCTCAAGCTCCGCACATTTTGACATAGCACTATCTCTTTGACGCACCAGTATTTTTATAAGGTTTTCCGTAAAAATATTATTTGTCATCTTCTTTATCATTGGCTCCTTTAAACATAGACCACAGCCTAAAAATTAAAAGCACAGAGCCACCAACCAGCATAAATATTTGTAGACTCTGTTCTACATGTTGCAGCCATATAGGCGTTGATACAAAGCTAGTGGCTAAAGTGGCATCCACTATGTTTTTAAGATTCTCAGGGTTTTTATGATCCATGTTTAATTATACCTTGTTTTATTAAAAAGTCAAGTTCTATTTGCTTTTTAGTAGAGGATTGTCTAATGCTCTTTGTAGCGTTTTATTTAGTCTATCCTCTAAAGTTTCTAACTTTTCATCCACTGAGTTAATCTTAACGTCAAACCGTTTACTAGCGGAGGAGGCTATCTCTCTTAGGGTACTCTCCGCTTGTCGCATAGCTGCCCTAGTCTCTACATCCAATGTCCTGCTTCTTTTGTCTACAGAGGATATTGCACTTTCTAAGGATGCAGCATCAGCCCTAGTATCCTGTCTTATGTCCCGTGCAATATCCTGTATCTCTGCTACACGTACCATAGCCGCTTCCGTATCTTTACGGATGAGATCAAGCCTTTTATCAAAACCCGTTAAGTCAGGAGCTTTATATGAAGCAATCTTTTTTTTCATAGACGTGTAATCTTTATACACTTCAAAGGCTCCGTACAGCCCGCCAATTAATGTTGATAAACTTAAAATTACGGCAACCATCTTGCCGCCCTTAAATTTTACCCCTCCAAATTCTACTTCAGCCATTGGCTATTTCCACTGTAATTGAATAAAAGCATCATGTGTTCCATTAGATTGACCAAACAATGTGTAGTCTGTTAAAGGATTAGCCATACTCCTATTGTCCTGTATAGTTGTACGGGGGAAGAATCCTTGAGTATCCTGTATAGCCACCCCTGTATTTATTTTACCGGCTATAATATTCATAATGACTAGTGTTGTGGTTTGATTAGCCGCACTGTATCTTTGGCTAGGGGCTATTTTCTTTACAACTCTTTGAGCGGCTGCTTTTACTTTCTGTTGTCTTGTTTGGGGACGGGGGGTAGCTGCTACTTCCACCTCTACTTCTGGTTCTACTTCCGCCTCTACTTCTGGTTCTACTTCCACCTCTACTTCTGGTTCTACTTCCACCTCTACTTCCGGTTCAACCCGTGTTTCCATTTCCGGTTCTGGCTGTTGCACTTCTAGTTCAGCCTCTACTGCTGCTTCCGCCTGCGCTTCCTGCTGCATTTGTTCAGGCTGCTGTTGAGGGGAAACAATCATTTCAATAGAGGGTGGTGGTGGTGGTGCAGGGCCTTCAGTTTCTATTGAAGCCATCTGCATCCCCATAGGAGAGGTAGAGGGTGAAGGCATAGGCTCAATTTCAGCTTGCGGTGGCGGTGGTGGAGGAGGAGCAGTAGCAATCTCCATATCAATTAGTATTAGCTGGTCTGTTATTTGTTGCTCAATTAAACCTTGATAGGCAAAAGTTAAACTGGGGTTAGAGAAGACAGGTCCATACATACCTGAGTGATATCCAGCATCTATTCCATATAGTGAAAAACTACCCGTTAGCACACCAAAAGTATTTGATGCAATATTATCAGTAAATGTGTAATCTTTTAAACCGTCAAAATCTAATTCAATCTCTCTGGTATACTTCCAAGCTACATCACTACCATCAAACAAGGTAATACCTAAATTGACTATATCTCTGCAGTCACTAGCCTGTGTTATACTGGTACAGGTATCTAAATAAGCATTACTTGAATGGCTATCAACTGTTACAGCGCTGTTTATACTGAAACCACTTTGGACTTCTGCTTCTGTAAGAGGAACAGTAAAAGTACTTGTATATGTTCCTCCTCCATTTGCGACATTTCCCGTACCACCAGTAGAATTAGTTGAATTACTTTTTGTAAATTGAGACAGGTTAGGCAATACGTTTTCAGTTGTAACCGTTTCGGCAGCAACAGGTGCTACAAAAGCCAAGAGAAAAAACAAGAGCCATGTCAATCCCATGTTGGTTCCGGTTCCACGTAAGCATCCATCTCTCGCTTATTATCTTCTGCCCTCTTCTTTTGTTCTTTTGTGGCTAGTTGTAATATTATCATAGAGCCTTTGGGAGACATGTAAGGATTTTTTAACCATTCTGCTTTAGCAGCATCACCAATCTTTCCAAGAAAAGGGCAGGGACTTCCAGCCATCCACAAAGAATCAAAAACTCTTACATCTTGACACAGAAGGCTAATACCTGCTACTTTTAGTCCCATTCCATATACACTACGGGCTAGCTTAATTCTTTCACAGTTAATATCTCTGCTAGTTGTTCCACCAGAGATACCAAAGATACCCGTTTGTAAAGCTCCACTAGTACCTACTTGACATATATCAGAATTGTTAACTACTATAGAAGGGCTATTAGCTGTAGGTGGGGTTTTGTCCACTACTGTAGAAGAGGATACCGTTGCAGAAGTAACAGTGTCTGCAGCATTGGCGCGAGGAACACAGATAACCGTTAGTACAACTAAACAAAGCCATATTGTAAGTGATCGTTCCATCATTGCCATTATCCCAGATTAGGCCAGTCATAGAGAATGCCAGTCTTGTTTCCTTCCGCATCCCAAGACAGAAACAATGCAGCAACGGCGGCAGTGTCAGCCGCGCCGTCTATCGCACTTTCCATTGCCGTTGCTTTGGTGCGGATGGCATCACGCCATGTTGAGATGTTGCTCGGGATCGCGGTGGTTTTTTCGGATTTACGAACCACGGCCCAATCTGTCTGCGCC